ACTGGCCCCAGTAGGTTCCGAATGGTTGATCCATTACGGGCGGTGCAAATTGAGATTTTATTTCTGATTTTTGCGTGGCGGCATCAGCTTTAGTGCCGCGAAAGAAGTCAAGAACTGCCATGTGCAAATTTTTTCAATTTGGCACGCACAACGAGCAAAAGGGTGTGCTATTGACGCTTTCGCGTGTCGGGTTAAATACTTATGATGGCTGGAACGCTTTGCGGCTTTATTAGCTGATGAACCACCATGGCAGTACCTATGGCGGCATCTATCGGGCCAGCGGATTTTCTCTTGATAATTCGCCAAGCCGAGTCGTTAGTTTTGGCAGCGCAGTTATTCATGTGGCTTACCCATAACTCCTGGTTTGCATGAACAACCCGATTATTAACCAGGCCATCTAGTAAATCGCCACAAGCCGTGTAGAAGGCTGCACCTGAAACATCTTGGATCATCACACCAGCATTTGCCAAGCGTTCTGCAATAGAAGCCGTGGCGTACTTGTCATAGCAGACTAGCTGCGGCCGATAGGCATCACACTTTTCTTTAATATCAGCTGCAATACGCAAGTTATCAACATCTGCGCCTTGGCTTTCCCAAGTCTTTAAAATTCCGACTGCTACACGACCATCTTCAAGAAGCTGACCGCAAACAAGGCTGGCACTGCGCCGAGAGAGTGCAACATCGAAAGCAAAGATGGTAAGCCGACCATCTGGGCTGAATTTAATCTCTGAATCGCCAGTTCTTTCCAAAATCCCATGTGGCCAAGGACTTGCCAGCGAATCTATCCACAAGCAAAGCATTTCGGTCTTAGTAGTTTCGACAGTAGAGGTAGCAACGGCTTCTTCAAGGGTTTCCTCGGTAATTGTGTGGCCTAGGGCTGGATTTGATTTAGCCCATTCCTTGCGGTCATCTATCTTGCAAAAGGGAGTGGCCGAGTATTCATAGAAGCCAAAGGTTTCAGGTGGATAACTTAAAGCTCTTTCACGAAGGCCGTTAAGTACAGTGCTGAAAGCATCACCAGCATTGGAAACATACAAGCTCATAGCGTTGGCTTTAGATCGCGTTAGGGGAGTAGCAGCTTTGAAAGCTTCTTCACTTACTTCACGCAATTCGTCTATGAATAGAAAGTCAGCGTTGCGACCACGCGCACCATCTCGGGTAGCTGCCACAATTTCATAGCGACCGCCGTTCTTGAAACTAACATGTTCTTGGCCATTAGCCATTCTTGGCTTTCCATTGAGTTGCTTCCTAAGGAAGTCATTGTGTTCGATGATGTAAATAACATTTCGATATGTATCCAAGGCCATTAGCCGAGATGAGGACAAGGCAACCACGCGCTTGCCATTAACCAGGTTCCACAGGATCAACATCGTTGCCAGGTGCGTCTTGCCGTTCTGCCGAGCAATAAGCAGCAAATTAGTCTTGCGCCGAAACATGCCAGCCTTGTCCACCTTCATCATGTCGGCAAGAACAAACTTCTGCCATGGCATCAGCGGCATGCCGATTTGTTCTGCCAGTTTTTCTACCTGCTTTGAAATGGTTTTGCCTTCAAGGTAGGGCGTGTGAACTCTAGGCTCAACTAGCCCCATCAGCTTCGGCTTAGGCGCGGTTAATTCATTTACCAAAATAGTTGTCATTTATCGCTTTTTTCTTCAAATAGGTCAAAATCTGCGCTTGTTTGGGTCAATTTAGCCTCGAAAAGAAAGGGGGGGTGGCCGCTGCGTGCAGAAAAAGGGTCTTTCTTGCCCTTCTTGAGGTTACAAGTTTTGCAGAGAACCTGGAGATTGCTCTCGTCATTTCCGCCGCCCAAAACGCGTGGCGTTATATGATCCACTTGTAAGTTCTCTTGAGTACCACACCAAACGCACGCACCATCTCTACTTATTATGCGCGCTCTTAGCTTCTTCCATCTTCTTGTGCCTATCTCTGCCTTACCTATATCTCTTATATCCATTAGTAATGGCCTACCTTCTTATGGTGTGCTAACGCTTTACACCCATCATTAGAGTATCTATGGCCTATGTACTTAAGCCCTGCATCTATCTGCTTAAACGGATCACTGGTCTTAGTACCTAACACCTGGGCTATCCCATATGCAGTAGAGCGTCTGTTCTTACTCTTATTGTTCCAATGGCTTTCAATAGTCCAAAGCTTGTTAATGCAGTTGTATTGCTTCTCATTAACAACGCGGTTGTGCATATAGAGTTTCCAAATATCTTGGCTATATGTAGAAGCTGCATGGGCAGAAGTGTGGCCATTTGTAAGAGTTATGAAGATACTAAGAACCAGTATTTTATTTAGTATCTTCGATGGGGTTAAAGATGTGTTCAAGTTGGGGTGTGTATTTCGCCCGGAACTGTATGTGTCAAGCATACATACCTTGTCAAGTACATTTACAAAACCCCAGGTCAGACGGCGTGTCGCATTTGTCATTTGCCTAAACCTTCGACGGCTTTACATATTGCTTGGCTTAATTGGTAGGGGAGCATCGAACGCATCATCGAGCCTCTTTTACCACCGCCGCCTATTCCTTGCGTGCCAGTATCAGATCCTCTTTTGGCTGAATTATGACATGTCAGCCCTGGCTTACACATTTCTTTTGGTATCCATGATAGTAACTCGCCCCATAAATCTGTTGGCTTCATTCTAAAATCTCCATACTGGCAATAAGTAATCGTGCGTCTAGTTAATCCTTGAACGACTGATTGCTTGCGTAACATTCCTCTGGGATTTTCCATGAGCCACCCGTAAGTAGGTTTAAGAGCGTTAATAAGAGCTACTGTGTGTGCCACAAGAGCCAAGCCATGTAGCGTTTTCTCATTTTTTGGCAGTGCTACGCCGTTGGTGTAAGTCCAATAATGTCTAATGGACGCAACGCTAAATGTGGTGCATGGTGGACTAGCCCATATGAAGTCAGGTTGGCCGTATTTGCCAATTAAATACTCGGCCGTTAGCCCTAAGACATCGCGTTCATGTGCTTCAAAGTATTCATCAAGTTCTACTTTGATAACTGTGTGTCCAGCATCTTCAAAAGCCTTAGTAGCAGATCCAGTTCCGGCAAAGAAGTCATAGATAATCATTTGCTTTTACCCCAACCATCGCCCTTTAGGACTATCCCGAAAGTTGAGTACACCCGACTCATGTTTCCAGAACAAGTGCAGGGGATTGAAGCTGGCATATCGTCATGGATTGAGATGGTTATCTCATGGTCAGCGGCGCATAGATCGCATACATATAGATATTTAGGCATCAAACTTCTTCTTTAGCTCGTCTTTAAGTAGCTTAGTAACGCTCTTGACTTCGTTATCTAAGTTCTCTATGCCGACTACTTCACACAAATTACACTCGACTAGCACCATGCCAGGTGGCAGCACACCGAATTCTTCGCTGGTGGTGTGGAATGTAACCTTGCGGCATCTGCGACATCTAAAGCGTAGCTGCTGCATAATCACTCCCTAAGAAGTCCTGCATGGGCCGTAGGTGTTCTTGGTTAATCCACCAAGCAGTCATAGAACTAACCCAGTTCCTATCCACCTTGCCATGTTTGATTGGTGTCCAGCCGACTAAGAAGTACTCTGGACTTTTGCCTACAACGAGAATGGCAATATCGTTATTGCGATCTGATTGGCGAAGTACTAAGTGGCCATCTAGCCATTTAGTCCATTTAACTTCTATGCGACTCTTTATATCGGCTTGGCTTTTGAATGTGTTTATCGTTGGCGCAAAGTGTTCAATGCCAAAGAACTTGGCTACTGATAGTTCGCCACCTACGGCCTCTGATAGTTCACCGATGTATTCGTGATAGTTCAAAGCTTTATTGCCACGGCTTGAATGATTGGCCGTAGATTTCAGCTCTGTTGCGCGCTCGAAACCGACTCTATGAGCAGTTACTTCTTCTTCATAGGTCAGAGTTACACGGATTACTGGCAGGTCGCGCAGAGCCATAAGTAACCATCTTTCATCAGTTGGCCCTTATCGTGTGGCTTTTGGCACCCATCGCAATTAGCCCAGAACGCAAGAATGATGGTGTCATCTGGATTAAAACGAATGTATGTGCCATCTGGCTTAAAGATTTCAGCTGCCGCCATTAGTTTTTATTCCACTTCGCAG